TCTCAACTGGTGCGGTGTCTACCTATCAGTATACAGAGTTCTGGGAAAGGACGACAGACTATACGGGAAAGAAGAAGAGGAAAGACTATGATGGTCTTCTCCCCGTCTCCGATTTCGATCATGACTCTGTTGTCAACGTTCCGCCCTTCCTCACAAGGAAGGCTGGCTCGTGGTACCATCAAGGTGCCCCATGCCAGAATACGGATCCGGATACGAGGCACTATCCTGGAAGGAACTCTACGCAGCGAAACAACGAAAATGCGTTGTACGTTGCTAGACTCCTAGCTTCGACTCATCCGTTTCGATCGGAATTTTCTGTTCCGGTCGCAATTGCTGAGCTCCTGGATATTGGCTCCCTGTTTAAGCTAACTGCTCGCTCCTTTTCTGAGCTTGCTGGTAATGCCTACCTGAACTACAAGTTCGGATGGCTCCAGTTTGTTCGAGATATAAGGACGCTGCATAAGATCACCACTCAAATTGAGCGGAGGATCAAAGAGTTCGACTCATTGGCTAAACATGGTGGGTTACGTAGGTCCCTGCCCCTTGACTTTACGTCTTGGGACGAATATACAGGGCCTTGGACCATCTGGTCTACCTACGGTACCTTTGTCGATGCCCGATTCGCTTATAACGTGAGCCTCAAAGTTTGGGGCACATGTCGTTGGCGATGGAAGGCAGGAACAAAGATATCTTTGACAAAACTTGAAGCCTTTAATCTAGCTGTCCAGAACGTTTTCGATCTGGGTCAGTTAGATGCCGAGACCATTTGGAATGCTATTCCTTGGACTTGGCTGGCGGACTACTTCGTTGACATTAATTCGTGGCTTGCTGCCACGCATCAATCCGACTTAGTGGAACCTTTCGATATCTGTGTGATTCGAGAGTACAAGAACGTCAAAACCCAGTACCCTACTGGTGCTTCGGCTCGTGATACTACACCCGGCAGAGAAATCCGCCGGATTAAGTCTCGCGATGCCAACTTAGCACTCAGTGTTCTTCCCCCGTACAGATACATGTTCTTTACTCAGAGCATGTACCTTGTACTGCTAGCACTCTACGGCCGCTTCCGCGGCAGCACGTACTAGCAAACTACCACCTCTTGTGTGTGTCAAGGAGACGTAATGACTATCTCATCGCCCATCACTATCACCGTCAATGCGATTGCAAAAGTTTTGCCTCGCATCAACCAGGACAACTTTGGTTCTGTCTATCAGCTGAAGGAAGCTTCAGCTGAGTACAAACTTGTGATTCGCCATTCCTATGAAGGAAAGGTTGGTCCCAAGCAGATGGAACGCCACAACGTCGAGTTCACCATGACTACGTTTGACGTCGACGGGAATCCCGTCATCCGTCAGTCGTACACTGTCATGAGGAATCCTCGTAATGTGGATCCGGTTGACACCGTCAACGTGACCAAGGCCCTTGCGGTCTGGGTTAACACGGTGGCGGCTGACCTCGGTGCCTGGCAGAACTAGCGTTCTGCCAGACCTCTGATCAAAACACACAAGATTTTGACTGAGGGAGTGAGGTGGTGAGTAGGCTATAGGAGCTTGATTGTGAAAACCAAGCCGAAGAGCCTATCACTGTCTCTGATTCGCGGATACATTACTGCACTCTTTCAAGACGTGCAGTGGATGTATGGGCGACCCAGTGATTGGGAGCGCGATCACTCGCGCCTCCTACACGAACTGGGCATCAAGGGTCTGCGATTGCTGACTCTTGACTTCCCAGCCGCCGCCAAGCACTTCGATATGTGCTTGGATCAAGGATTTTACACGCCTAGTACACTGCCTCTTTCGAGGCTGTGTTCAAAGCGGGTACAGGTCCCAGCATTTCTACGGGGTCTGTACCTAAGAATCTTTGATAATGGCGGAAAGCTTAGGGCTGCTCCGTGTCCTGATGCCATTCTGGCCATCAGAACTATACTTGCTGGGGCGAAGAAACTTCGCTTACCATACAAGGAAAGGAGCCTCCATGATGAACTCGATGAGTTTATCAAGTGTGAACAAGTTGTTCAGAAGCCTAGCCTTAACTGGCTTGGTGACGATCTGTTCGACCATCGGTGGGTGCAAACTCACCGAGTATCGGATAGACCTCTGCAAGGACGGGATGGAATCCGTCCCTCAGATGTTCTTCGGTCTCTGCATCTCGCAGAAAACCTAGAGCAGTCTTCTGATCAGCTTGAACTAGACTTCCCAAACCCGTCCGTTAGTAAACGAACAGGCATCTCTGGGGAGCTAGTTGAGATAATGCAGCGCGTTGCTGACATCGTCTCTTCAAGTTTCGGCGACCTTCATATCGAACGGCCGTCGGAACTCCCTAGGCATGGTCCTGGCGTTGTTTCGGATGTTTCAACAGGAGAAAGCAAGTATGACTTCCCCTACTGGACACCAAAAACAGATGCCATCTTCCCTCGAGACCGGTACGGATCACCTACTACTGGTGCCTCCGTTTTCGGAATCGAACCAGCGTCCGTGGAATATATCTCTCACGAGGTACCTTCCCGGATCGTTGCTGTACCAAAGAGTGCAAAAGGCCCTCGGCTTATCGCCGCAGAACCCTCAGCACATCAGTGGTTGCAGCAGTTGGTTTTATCCCAACTGGTTGGAAGACTCTGCGACACGCCTATATCATCTGCCGTTCGTTTCGACGATCAGCAGCGGAATAGGTCGTTCGCAGTTAGAGGATCACTCGATGGCAGTTTTGCCACGATTGATCTTTCTTCAGCCAGCGACAGACTGTCCTGCTGGACGGTTGAACGTTTCTTCAGAGCAAACTCTACGCTCTTGGAACGTTTGCACGCTTGCAGAACACGAAGCGTTGCTTGGCGAGGAACTTCAGGGTACGCTCCTTTTGGGATTGTACTAAAGAAGTTTGCGCCAATGGGGTCGGCTTGCACATTTCCAGTGCAGTCGATTATCTATTGCTGTGTGGCTATCTCTGTTCGCCTATTCTTGGCAAAGCAGAAGGTGACCACGCGTGCAATAGTGGATGCATCAGCTAGATGTTCTGTCTTTGGGGACGATATTATTGTTCCCAGAGACGACTGCCCAACTGTCATCGCAGCCCTTGAGTATTTAGGGTTGAAGGTGAATACTGCTAAGACTTTCTTTACTGGAAAGTTTAGAGAGTCTTGCGGTATAGATGCATGGGGAGGTTACGATGTAACACCCCCAAACGTCCTCACTTTCAGCGACGGCATCCGCAAC